TACGCCGTGGATTCCCGATGATTCCTTCGAGCCGGTCGAGAAAACCGATGAGAACGGTGAACTGGTTTTCAAGACGGTCTTCGACGTGCCCGGCTTGGGGCTGGACCAGGAAGTCCCCGCCGGCTTGCGGGATTCCCTGATCGAGCAGAAGGCTGCGCTCCCTGAACACTTCGAGCCGGTGCTGGAAGGCGCGCCGCAGGGCGACGTGGGCTCGACCATCTACGGCCCCCTCAACGTGTTCATGGATCATAGCGTGCGGGATCTCAAGAAGCTCGCGCCCGATCAGATGGTGATGATCGCCGAAGCGAAGTCGATCGACTGGATTCAAAGCCAGGACTTCTTCACCGACACCGAGAACCTGCAGCCCGTTCGCCAGATCGACATCGTGAAATCGAACATTCTGCACGAGGGCGATGCACTGTCCAACATGAACCTGCGCGATATGCTCCCGATCATCAGCGGCGAGGTCGATGCGGAAGCGAATGTCGTCGTGTTCATCCAAGCCTATGGCCCGCCCAGCGCAACACGTCCCCATGGACGCTATGTCTGCTTCGTCCCCGATCAAGCGATTCTACTCGACCGCGAGATCCCCTACGAGGATCGCGAGATCCCGATCACCGATTATCACTGGGCGCCGATCACCACGTCGTTCTGGACCACCGACTTCGTGACCGACCTGATTGTGCCCAACAAGTTCATCAACAAGCGGTTCAGCCAACTGGCCGAGTACGCCAATGCTTTTTTGAAAGCACCCCGTCTGCTGGGGCAAGGGTTGAAGCCTGGTGACATTCCATCCGACTATCCGGGCTATGTGATCGACGGCCTCGGCGAAAACGGTGAACCCTTGGTCAAGCACATGGACCCGCCGCAGGTGGGCTCTTGGTTCCTGCGGACCAACGAGGACATGATGAAAATCATGAACGACCTCGCGGGCGGCGCGGATCTGTTCCAAGAGGGCAAGTTCCCCGGTCAGTTCCGCGGCTCGATGTCCATTCCTATGCTGCAGGAGATTCTGGATAGCGAATGGGGTCCGCTGTTTCTCCATGTGGGCCTGCAGATGGCGCGCGTGAAGAAACTGCGCCTCAACCGCGTCAAGCAGTTCTATCCGCCCATCCGAACCCTGCATTACATGGGGAAGGAGAACCGGGACGAGGTGCTGGAGTTTCACACCGAGGAGATCCTGCGATCGGGCGTCGAGTACAACATTTCTGTTGATCCGGGATCGCTCCTGCCCGAGTTGGCGTCCATGCGCGAAGCGCGTGTCTCCGAACGCCTACAATCACCACTGGGCATCCTCTACATCGACAAGCGCACCGGAAAGATCGACGCGACGAAGGTTGCGGCCGATCTGCACTGGGGCGAAGACGAGGGACGTGTCGAGCGCGAAGCGCAGTACCGCAAGTTGGCGCGTGAGTTTATCAGCCGCCTCAATCGCGGTGAATTGCTCCAGATCGTCATGCCTTTCTGGGATCACTATGCCATGATGGACGAGTACGAGTCGGCGATGGCGACGACCGAATTCCTGGAGTCCTCGCCGGAGATCCAGAAGGCGTTCCTTTTGATTTACGACAAGCACCGCGAGTTCTTGGCCGCGCAACAGGAAGCGGCGACACAGGCGGTGATGGCCAAGCAAGTACAAGGGGCTGTTGCTCAAGCGACGCAACAGGCGGCTGCGCAAGCCGCGGCCGCAGCCGTTCAGCCAGCGATCGATGCGGTTCGTGCTCAAGCCGAGGCGTCGTCACTCGCGCCCGAGACGTCGCCGGAGCTGTTGGCGCTTCTGGCCAAGGTCTCGCAAGGGCGCGGAGGGGGCCAAGGGATCGTATGAGTAGCCCCGTTGACAACCTGCCACTCGTCAGCGCCATCTACTGGCGGCGCGTCCGACAGGTCGCAGCCGCGTTAAAATCAGACGGCTGTACAGGTGTCGTTGACATCTACAAAGATGCCTGCTTAGAACATGACATCCACTACCGCTTGGGCCGGACATTGGGGGGTTACGTGATCACGCGCGCGGATGCTGATCGCCGGTTTCGCCTCGTCATGCAGTCGCGCTCGCCGTTTGGGCGCATCAGCCCGATGTCTTGGTGGCGCTGGGCCGGTGTCCGTATCGGCGGTCGTGCAATATGGAATCGCTATCGGGAGTCTGAGGCGCAGAGTCCGTAGTCGTGAGGTCGAGCATGCCGTACAAACTCAAAATCCTCGATAGTATGTGGGACGTAGTGATCGACGTCGGGAGCGGCGAACTGTTCGTCTTGTCCGAGATCATGCTGTCTTTCTTGAAACAACTGCAAGCATGGCGATCAGTTGTTCCGGTTGCAGAGTTCAGAGTGATACCGATGGGCGTTCCTGTGGATCGGGTATGGAAGTTCCAGTTTACGACCACGGACGATCGTCAGTATGAAGTCGATCTGGAAGTGCCTGTTGAGGGCGGTGGACGACTTCGGCCTATCTCGGATGAGTTCTGGACGAACGCCGAGATTCGTTCGTATCACCCGGTTGTGGCCAAAGTCTTCGAGTTGCTTCAACGATACGCGGTCACGAAGATCAATGTCGCGTGGAAATAGCCCATGCCAGCCGTCTCTGAGGCCCAACGTCGATTCTTCGCTATCGCGGAACATCACCCGGAGAAGCTGAAGCGCCGGATGCCAAAGATGAGCCATAAAGTCCTGCACGAGTTCGCCTCGACGCCGGAGAAGGGGCTGCCCAAGCGCAAGAAACGCAAGAAGGACTAACGTGGTTAGCTAACTGAGAGCAGGAATAGGAGGATCACATGACATGGACGAATGGATTGATGCCACTGCTGGCCAAAGGCGGCGGGGGATCAGCTGGCGATGGTGGCGGATCAGATGGCGGCGCTGGTGGGGACGGCGTTGGTGGTGGCGATCTCGGTGGCGGGTCGTCCCCGGTCACGCTGCGTGATGACGCGATGGTCCAACTTGACGGCATGGACAAGCCCATGAAGTTCGGGGACTGGAAGGCGGGCTACGTCCCCAAGGGCGATCACGAGAAGGTCTCGGGCGAACTCACCAATTACAAGCAACGGGTCGCCACGGCCGTCTCGGAGTACCTGCGAAGCCTCCAAAGTCAACCGGGCCATTCGGCTCAGCCTGCAGCGCCCGCGGACGAGCTGGACGAGCTGCTCACCCAACTGGAGGAAGCGCCGTGGGTTGACGGCAAGACCGTCAAGACCATCATCTCGAAGCTCAAGGCGCGCACTGGCGAAGGCTCGGGCAAAGTGGAGAAGCAGATGGGCTGGCTCTATCAACAGCTCACGGCGATGCACAAGAAGCTCCAGACGCTCGAACAGGGCCGGAGCGAAGAAAGCCTTAACCAGCAGATCACCTCTTGGTTGAAGGACAACGATTTCGACCCCGAGCACTACGAGGAATACGTACGCGATATGTTCGCGGCTTACGAGGGCAAGCCCAAGGAAATCTTCGACCTCGCGAAGAAACGCATCGATCAGTTCGAGGCGGGACATGACGCGCGTCTCAAGCGGCAGCGCGCACCCGCTGGAGGGCGCCCTGCGATTCCGGGTCGTGGGGGCACGCCAGCCCTGCAGACCAAGGCCAAGAACTTGGGGGACAAGTCACCCGAGGAAGTGGCTAACGAGCTGTGGGACATGCTCAGAGAGCCCCAGGGGTAGTGCGCTGGGGGGGAGTGGGGCGTCATAAGCTCCACTCTCCCATTTGAATAGAGTCCGTTTCTTTGGCATCGTAGTCGTAGTCATTCGTTCGTTCGGCATCATTCGTATTCGGCTCATTCGGGTTCAGGAGGTTTTCATGGCTGCAACCACAGACGTTACCGAAGGCTTGCGCTACACCTACGGGGCAGAGCGCATCCTGCGGCTGGCGAACGAGGAAAGTCCGACGTTCCGCCTGCTCAGCAGGAAAAAGGCTCCTATGGGAGGCCGAGGGCAGTTCATCATTCCCATCAGCACACAGAATGCCGGCGCATGGACTGGCGCCGCACAGAACGGCTCGTGGCCGACGGCGCTCGATCCCGCGACGACCGAAGCCTCGTTCTCGCTCCAGGAGTTCCTGGGCGTGTACAAGGTCACGATGAAACTGCTGCAGGACGCGCGCAACAACAAGTTCGCGTTCCAGCAAATCATCAGGTTCATGGACGAAGGCTTCAAGGCCCGTTTCATGAAGATGCTCAATGCGGACCTCATCTCCAACGGCTTGGGCAAGCTGGCGATCCTGCCGGCGGCTGACGACGAGACCACGGTGACGGTCGAAGCCTTGCCGTCTTGCGAAAAGGGGCAGGTGGTCGATGTGATCGACGCCACGGACAACGACGCCAAGCTGGAGGATTCCGCCACGGTTTCGGCGGTCGATCCGACTGGGCTGACCGTCACGCTTTCGGGCGCACCAGCGGGCACGGCTGCAGGTGACTACATTGTCATTCAGGATACGGTGGCTTCGTCCTACAGCTATCACACACATGGGCTCCTTGGCGCCATTGACGACGCGGATGTGCCCGTCCTTGGCGACTACGGCGGGATTGACCGTACCACGGCTGGCACCGAGTTCTGGGAATCCTACGTCCTCTCGAACGGTGGAACCAATCGTTCGTTCACTGAGGATCTGGGCCTCCAAGCGGCTGATGGCATGCGCGAGAGGGCCAATGCTCAAGCGAAAGTGTACCTGTCGAACCTGAAGATCGGTCGGCGGTATCACGAGATCCTGCGTGCCGAGTCGTACTACGCGCTGGGATCGGCGCCGAGTACGCTGGCAGGCGGGCTGGGTCGTCCCGGGGGCAAGGCGCCCGAGGACGGCAAGTCGCCCTACAAGTTCAGTGACATGGCGTGGCACTTCGATCCGTACTTCGAGGCCAACACGATCGTGATGCTCGACCCGGCCCATTTCTTCCTGGGGCATGGCGAGAACGAGCTGCCGATGCCGGTATCGAAGCTGTTCGATACGGGCGGGCTGTTCACCGAGACCACAACCTCCGCGCTTGACGTGCGGTGGTACTACCAGGCGCAGCTGCTCTCGGACAATCCGGGTGCAGGCGCGAAGATTGAAGACGTCGCGGAATCGTAATCCTTCTTCCCCCGGCCACGCGGGGTTTCATCACTCGCGGGACCCGGCGTACAGCAGGAGAGCGTGGCGCTCTTGGCTGTAGCCGGGTTTCAGGATTCATCTCATGTCTGCTTTCAACAAGATCCCCACATGGGGCGGCACGACTTGGCTGACCGCGAACAAGCATCGGCTGGTCATCGACCGCGATGACAGCTACAAACTGAAGATCAACCTCAATGGGACCGTCCACACCCTGCTGTCAGAAGCCAGCGGGATCGCGAGTGTGACAGCACTCGATTTCACTGGCGCGGAGCCGACGCAATCGCCTATCTCGTTTAGTGGCGTGACGCTGGCATCCAGTACCAACGCGATTCGAGGCATCGATGTCGTACCGACGCGCGTATCAGGCTGGACGTGTTTCACTGGTACACTCAGTGGTGTCTCGGCCTACACCGACTACCGCGAGCTGCACACGGCAGGCTCGGACATCTGCTACGGCTTCGGCACATTCGGATTCGCGGATAGCGGATTCTCGGGGAACACGCTGCTGAGCCTTCAGGCGATCTCAACTATCAGTGCTGGGGCCACGCTGACTTCGGGATCTGTGCTCAACGGCGCATACGCCGCGCAGTTTAAGATGCTGTGGGACGGCGCGACAGCGTCAAGCGGTATGGTGACGGCCGTGGCGAGTTTTCTCTATCAGGCCAACACCACACAGGTTTCCGCCTACCAGTCCAGCGTCATTCAGCTCAGTATCGACTCCGGCACCGTACGGAGCGTGATCGACATCAATCAGGGCACGGGCGGAGCAACCAGCCTGATCTACTTCAGTTCGGCGACGGTCACACCGTTGACGACGGGCGGGTCTGGAACCCCCACAGCGGCGTCCGGTACGTGGTATAACCTGCGTTTCAACATTGCTGGGACCACCGCGTACATGCCGATTTCAACCGCGGCCTGGACCAATGCGTAATGGGGTTACTTGGGGAAGGGGCCAAAACCCCTTCCTCATCATTCGGAGGAGGAACAGCAGGTAAAAGGAGGACACATGCGAAAACTGAATTTGGAGAACTATTCGATCCCGAAGCGCAATGAGCGCGGGGAAGTCGATGGCGCGGTACCGTACCAGGTGAAGCCGTCAGTGATTGAACTGTTGTTTTCACGCCAGCAGGGGCTCAATGCTGTTCAGTTGCTTGAGCGCGATGAACTTGCTACGAAAATCCACGGCTACTCGGGTGACACGATTCTGCTGGAGGATGCGGAGTTCGTGATCATCGAGAAGGCGCTGGACGCTGTCACAGGACTCGGCAAAGAGGATGTCGAGTTCGTCAAGCGCATCAAGCAGGCCGAGAAAATCGACGGCCGTAATCTGAAAGCCGTGCCGAAGGAGAGCTAATGCCGACCATTCTCGATCAAGAAAGCGAACCCATCTACACCATGGATGCGCGGGATCTGTTCGATCCCCCGCTGTACTCTGACGCCGAACTCTCGTGGCTGTACGATCACGTCGGGCAAGTCCCCGTCGTGGCGTTCAAGGCGCCCCTACCGCCCGGTGTCAATGTCCACGCCGTCCGTCCTGTCCTGGAGCGCGTGTACGAGCTGATCCAGCTGGAGCAGCACGAGCACGAGCCCTGGGCGGGCGTCGAGGCCGTTCGGCAGGCCATTAAGACGTACCAGACCATCTCGGCACAATGGTTGGCGGCGCACAAGCGGAGTCCTCGGCGCAATCCGCGCTTTCCGTCGCTGTTCTACATGGATCAGGGCCGGCGGGCGTATCGCGGCGGCGTCGGATCAGACTCCGGCCGTGTGCGGACCTACGAGGTGGATGGCGACCGCAAGTACTTAGCCATCGCCCTGAATGCTCCGCCGGGCACCCAAGCGAACTTCGAGGTGGATGTGCCGGAAGTCCCAACAGTACCGGTGGACCTCCGCCGGAAGCTGGAGGACGACAACGAGCACGGCGCACTGATCTGTCCGGTCTGCAAGTTCTCGCGGAACTATGAGCCGGAGTCCGCGTCCAGCCGTGGCACCGCGCGCATGCAGATGGCGCGGCATCTCAAGTCGGCGAAGAAGGAACCCGATTGGCATCGAGCGGTCTACAACGAGGAGTTCGGGACGTAGGAGACACTGGCATGTCTCAACCAGAACTGCAACTCCGCGCAGCGCCTCTCAGGAGGAAGATACCGGAGGCCATCAACCTCCGGTATCAACCCGTCGAGAAGACACCACTGACCTCGGTGCCTTTGTGGTGGTTCACACCGGATCGGCCCGAGTCGCGCGAGCGCCGGCCGGATCGGGTGTTCCAAGCCAAGATCGACCAGGACTTTCCGGGCATCTCAATCACCTGGCACCCCCTCAAGAAGCGCTGGCAGGTCTGGGCGCGCTCCAACCGCGTCAAGACGCCGTACTGCCGAGGCTGGCTGCTCTTGTTTACACTCGAAGGCCCGAACGGCGAGTACTTCCCACTCGATGAGCGCGTGTGCGTCCTCATCTGGGAACGCACGGCGCGGCGCTGGAAGAATGGCCGGGAGTACTTCGATCGTATCGAGAGTGAGATCCAGCGTGATCGCGAGCGGCGGGCCAAGGCTGACGGCGAGGATCGCGACTGGAAAGCTCGTGACTACTGGAACTACACGCTCATCAAGAACATCGGGCGTGGCTCGAAGTTCACGCAACACCACGCGGGAGACTAACGATGACCGGGCAGTCACTACTGGATCTGATGGAAGTCATGGACCAGGATCTCCAGTTGCAGGCTGGAGAGGATGATGTCGTCAATGGCCTGCTGGCCCTGAACGCCGCACAGGACATCTTCGAGGTGATCGCGGCGGGGCACAAGGGCTTCTTTGGCGGCAAGACCACGACGGTCACGACGACGGCCAGCACGGAGACCACGAGCTATCCCACCGGCTTCCTGCGCATCGATCGGCTCCAGTTCATCGATCCCACGACCAGTCGCCCCGCGTACGATCTGCGCGATCTGGAAGTCGAAGGTGGGCATGTCGGCCATAGTGTGTGGCCGCTCAATCTGGTCAGTGCGATCTCGACGGGCGCGCCGGTCGCCTATGTCACCGACGGCACCAATATCTACTGGGACCCGCTGCCTAGTGCTACGCATACCGTGCGGGTCTACGGGTTTCAATCGGCCGATGATATCTCAGCCGCGGGCACGTTTGCCTATCCCGATGCCGTCGCCGCCGCGCTGGCGTCCTACTCCACGCGCATCCTGCGATCGGGCAAAGACGATCCAGCCGATCTTGAGCTGGCGCGCGAGCTGTTCGACCCGATGATCCAGTCGCTCAAGAAGTTCAATCGCAGCGGCGCGAGCCGCCCGGTCTACACGCAGACGCACGACTGTTAGAGGATACGCGCATGGCAGTGACCCTTCTGAATACCGCCGCAGCGCTCTCGGGCAAGACGGTCATGGTCCTCGAGACCGCCGAGACCATCACGGCGCTCAAGACATTCAATCGCGGTCTGGCTGCGCCGTTTGCGGTGACCGCCAGCTCGGCCAAGGTGTCAAATCTCGATGCGGACAAGCTCGACGGCTACGAAGCGGCAGCGTTTGCGGCACTGGCCGAAGCGGAAACGGTCGTGGGGGCGTGGACGTTCTCGACCGGCGATATCACGCTCAACGATAGCGTGAAGCTGACCCTCGGGACCGGCGGAGATGCTGATCTCTACTACGATGGCTCGCATGTGTATCTCAACACCGCCGTGGTGGGCACAGGGGACTTCCGCGTCATCGGTGGTGGCATTTCCGTCAACGCCACTGAGAAGATCATGCTCGACACCTATGTTGGGCATTCGTATATCGTGGAATCCGCCGATGGTGTGGTTGACATTTATGCTGGAGCCGCGAAGTCACTGAGTTTGGCCGCGACAACCGCGACTTTTGTCGGTGATGTCTCCGTTCCTGCGACCAAGAAGCTGTATCTCGATGGCGGGGTGAACACCTACATCACCGAGTCATCCGCCGACGTGATGGACTTCTACGTCGGCGGGGTGAAGCCATTCAGCCTGACCTCGGCCTCTGCGACCTTCCAAACTACCTACGCCGCTGGCGGTGCGTTCAAGATTCGTAACCTGAGCAATAATGCCGCCGCGTTCACCGCACTGAATCTGGGCAACGAGACGTATACCGAGGTTGGGCAGCTTCGTGTGCAGGCGAATGCCTTCACATCGGCTGCCCCCTTTTATGCGAACGGCGTGACGCTCTATAACGCACGCAATGGCGGAATCGACATCGCCGCCGTCCATGCGTCGGG